ATGGCCTCCAAAGGGCGAACCGAATCGCCCGAGCTCCTCCAGCTAATCCATTTGCCCGCCAATCCGCCGTTAGACCAGATCTGGGGCAACAGTTTCGCGGTTTCGTCGAATTAGGGGCGCCTTGATGGAAGTTCCACCAAATGTGTGGCGACTTTTCGTAGCAAATGGGGCGACTTTCCGTAGTAGGTGGGGCAACTTCTCCCCGTCAATCAAGAGAGCAACATGATTTGCACCATTTATCACGTCACTGTTGCGGTCAAGTAGGCCTAGAAGGTCTTCTCAACGCAACACCTCAATAACTACCACTTTTTCGCATAATGTATATTATGTTCGGAGCATCTGGGCCAGACTGGCACGGAGCTTGCCTCGACCCTCAGCCCTGCTGTGGCATGGAGCCTGATTGTGCGTGATCGCAACCTAACCGGCCCTTGGGCCGGTTTTTCGTTTAAGGCCGGTCGACTGGTCACACCCGAAGGCCGTGAGCTGGAACCGCAGGATTTGGCTTGGCTCTCTCTGCTGGCAGCACAGGCGCAGGAATGGCGTCGGATGATGGAGAGCTGCAGCACGACCAGAAAGCCCCGGAAACCCTTGTCCCTCAACGCTGCCAGCGTGGTGGACCTTTCCGATGTCTTGGCACAGCGCCGACAAAAGCGGTCTACGGTGGCGATGGCCGGGCCCGACGCCGAGCCGCCAGCAGCAGTCCTGCCGGTACCGGGGCCGAAACGTCGCCAGCGCGTGTGAGGCGCCTCCGTAGGGGCGCTGCCCCTACACCCCGGCTACAATGCGCTCAGGACGCCTTGGGGGACGTATGGAACGCGAACGACCGGAATACCTGCCGCCTATCGAGCGGCGCCGCTGGTACTTCCCGTGGCTGGTCACAGGGTTTCTGACGGTGATAAGCCTTGCCACCATCGGTGTACTGACGCTTGGACGCACCAACAGTGCATGGAGCGAGCGTTTTGAGGGGCTGCGACGCACCGCTGATGCTGTCGAAACAGCGGCCCCTACACAAGCCATGCAGCAGCGTGAGGTCGTAGCAGCACCGGTTGTGACGCCTTCCCGCGCACGTCCCGAGCAGCTGGGCCGTGATATGCGATGCATCAACGGCATGCTGTTCCGTCGCATCGAAGGCGGCTGGGAGAATCTACCGGGCTCGCGCTGCGGCGACCAGCCGACGATGAACGTCCAGTGCTTCGCAGGAAAGCCGTACAGGCAGATGGCCGCTGATGGTGGCTGGGTGCTTTCTCCGAACGACCGCTGCCCGTGATCAGTCACACAAATCAGAAGCTGGCCTGATACGGCGGCGTTTCGGGGAACGTGCCCAGCGGGCGCTTGCCAACTGCAATCAAGGTGCTCCCGTTCGCCGCGGCGGTGGTCGGCTGTGTCTCGCTCGCGCTCGTCACAGGCGACCCCGCCGCAGCCCTTATGCGCTCGGTAGTTGAATCGGACTGTTCGCCGAACGGATCAACGGGCCAAGTGGTGGCGATAATCTCATGGCCTTTCGCTGACAGCAGCACGCCAAACTCCGTCCGTTTCACGGACCAGCCCAGTGCCCACAGCTGCTCCGTAGTGAACCTGTCGAGCACCTGCCCTCCCCCTGACGCTCGGAATTCCACGATATCGCGCTGACCGTACCAGCCAGCGTGCCGCGCCCTGGCATTGGCCGCCATGTCGAGGATGTACTGCACGCCTGCGGGCATTTTCTCCTTGGACTTCGGGGTGTCCACTACCTTCGTGACCACGGTGGCCGGCTGTGCGCCGGGCGCTTGCGCGATTGCCGGAATTGCGGCTTTCTGCGACTTCACAACCTCTTTCAGCTTGCTTTCCTCACCGGTTGATCCACCAGCGAAGAAGAATCGCAGGAACATGACAACGCCGATCACGAGTGCAAGCCCCATCACGATTGAGGGGCCCCGCAGTGTCTTCCACAAGGTGCGGGTGTTGCCCTTGTAGACCTCGTTGGACTCAATGCCCGGTTGCACGCCGTGGTAAAGCTCCCAGATGGCCGGATCGTACTTGCGAACCTCCGTGCCCACCGTCTCATACTTGCCGGTGCCAGTTGCTGCATAAAACCGCACGGAATATCGATGGTCGGACCCAAGCGCATCAAGCTTGGTGTACGTGTTCTTCTTCGCCATGCGGCGAATAATCAGCCGGTGCAGATCTTTGCAGTCCTGCGAAATGATCACCATGTCAAGGCTGATGTGGCCGTGCTTGGCGAAGAAGTTGGCCGTGCGCTCCGGAAGATTGGCCCGGTTCGTGGGCCAGTACTCATGCGCCTCATCGATCACGACTAGAGCATGCTTCTCGATGTGCGGGAACGAGATAGCGCCGTCGTTGTCCGTGTCGCATACACACCAGTCAACCACCTCCTTGTCGCCCATCACGTGGACAAGATCACGCACTTCTTCCTCAGGCATCCCGAGGTGAGCCGCAATCTTGTCCAGGCTCTCACCTACGCCGTTGAGGCGCACATACACGTGCCGCTTAGCGCGCAACGCGGGCAGGATGTGGTGGAGCACTGCCTCGTAGCTCTTGCCGCTGCGCGGCAACCCTTCATGGCCGAAGATCATTTCGTTACGTCCACTGGAATACGGTCAGGAACACCCGCACAAGGCGGAAGATGAGGGCGGCGGTCAGCAGCGCGATTGCCTCTCCGACACGCAGCTGCCCGACTATGAAGGCGGTCCATGGCCCGGCCGCATTGAGCATCGCGCAGAAGCTGATTTGCGTAAGGAAGTCCGGCGCCGGGATCAGGTACACAATCGCCTTTACGAACGACAGCACAAGCTCGATGAAGTCCGTTTGCAGGTCCGTCATGAAATCGGAGAAGTCCGCCCACAGCGACGTGATCTGCTCTTTGGCCCATGCGGTGATCGCAGCAATCGGGCTCACGCCTTCGGCATACGCCCATGATGCCGACAGCGCCAACACAAGAAGCGCTGCAGCCAACACGATCAGATGTTTCCGATTCATAGCAATGCCCACCTCAGGGCAACAACGCCCATGCCCGCAAGGAAGACAAATCCGGCGTACTGGAAAAGCTGCAGCAATGGCCCGCTGCACAAGCTGGTCAAGTCGAACTTGCCGACGTACTGACCACCGTCCCATGTTGCGGTGGGACAGGAGCCGCCTGCGCCGGTGCAATTGCCGAAGAACCCCTTGACCTTGGACAGGATCGGCGCGCCCTCAATGGCGGTCTTGAACTCGGCCAACACCTTCTGCACCGTCTTGCCGGACTTCTTGTAGAGGCGCCCTGTCGTCGGCCCCGCCCCGCCGCCCTCGCCTCCTTCGCCACCATCACCGGGGCCGGGACCGGGGCCCGGTCCTTCGCAGCCTGCAGGGTCTTTGCAGTCGCCGTCGCCATCGCCCGGACCAGTTCCGCCACCGCCATCTCCACCACCTGGGCCGGTACCACCACCGCCATCACCGCCGCCGTCACCACCACCATCGCCACCGCCGTCACCGGGGCCGGTTCCGCCGCCGTCGCCCCCGCCCTCGCCGGGATCGGCTATTTCAGGCGGCGCCAATTCGTTGGCTTTGCATGTGTCGCCGGAGGGCGTATAGAGGTGCCCGGTAGGTGATCCGGCGTAGATACTGTCGGTGTACTTGCACCCGTTATGGCAGACGGCACCGATTCCTGATTTTTCACCCTTCCAGCCCGTTTCCTCTGGGCGTGCACTGCACATGGTCTTAAAGCCGCGCCTGACTGACGCATACACACCACTAGTATCCTTGGATGGCCGAACAAACCCCATGTAAACCGAAGCACCGTCCAGCTGCACATGGGGTGTCCATCGGAGTCCAGGCGATGCGTTCTCGCGCGCGGCGGTTTCCGTTGCTGCGGCCCATGCTGCCGAATAGGCGGCACCCTGATCACCACAGTCCGCGTACTTAACATCGGGGCTGGATGAGCATCCCGCGGTCTGCGCCGCGACAGAGAAGGCCGGGCATAAGCTCACCAAAGCGATAAAGACGGCCGTGAGGAGGTATCGGATCACTGACTGGCCTCATTGAATGCCAGGGCAACAGCGTGGCCGGCCAGTCCACCGATAAACGCAAACACCATGCACACGAGCATCGTCAATCCTCCCTCTCTGGCGCGCCGCAGTAGACGCATTCGCCGCCGTCATAGTCGTGGCCGGTGTCACCACACACGGCCTCCTCCACCTCGCCTGCCTCATCGTCGGCATGTTCGTCGGCGTCTTGGTCCTCACGGTCTTCAAAGAAGCCCGCGACCTTGTCAACACACCACCGGCCAAACCACGGCAGTGCCATAAGCGTCCCTGCTGCCACGATTGCGGCGACCGCCTGAGCGACAGACAGCCCGAGAAACACTCCACTGAAATCCATCACCCACCCCCTAATAGTCGATGACGGTGCGGCACTCCGTACACCACAGGTTGCCGTCGTCCAACACGATCACGTCATCACCGCCACACTCAGGGCACCAGTCGTCCTGGCATTCGTCGGTGTTGAGGTCATCGGGCTGTGTCTGCATAGGAATCGGGGCCGGTTTCCCAGCCCCTCCCCGTCACGATTCGACCGCGATCAGCGGAAGAAGGTCGCGACCTTGTTGGTCGCCCAGCGGGCGAAGCCCGGGGACGCCTTGATGGCGCCTGCGCTGATGATTGCGCTGACTGCGCTGGCGGCTGCGAGGCCGGTCAGAATGTCGCCGAAGTCCATTGCACTGCTCCTTGGTTATGCGCGTTGTGCGCGTTGAATGGGGTGGTCAATCCCGCTCTGTACTGACCGACTTCACGACGGCGCCCACGATGTAGCCGAGCACGTTCAGTGCAAGAACTAGCGTGAACACCCCCGAGAACCAGCCAGTGGCAACCTCAGGTTCGGGCCACTGGAATAGATCGATGAGAATTGAGGCCTGTGCGTGCTCTGCTGCTGACACAAGCACATACCCACCACACTGCGATGCAGGCTCCCCGGTGGGTACGAGCGTCCCCTCAGCCGTCAGAGACACGCACACGGCCATGACTTAAGCCTGCGCGGTTGCGCGCGGTGCAGCCTTGGGCACCATGCGCAGGACGGTGAACTTGCTCAGCGAGGCGACGCCCTTGTTGACCTGCAACATGGATTCAACATCGAGCTCGTACTCGCCCTCGGGGTAGCCCGGCTGGCCCTTGTCCAGGCGCACGTCGAACGGGTAGGCAAAACCACCGGTTTCCAGCTTGGCCTTCTGCTTACGGGTGGTGTATTCCACGTTCTCGCCAGCGTCGTTCTTGAAGCTGCCGCCGCGTTCGTCAATTTCGTTCTTGAGGACGGTGACCTTGATGCTCATGTGCTGTTACCCCTTTGAGGTTGGCTGTACGGCCGCGATTTCGGGCCAGTGCGCTGCTGTGTCACCTGTGACCCACTTCGGCAGCGATGGCGAAGTGCAGGATTCGATTACCGCCCGCAATGCCTGATCGTCAGGGCAGTTCTTGGCGATGAAATTGAGGGCTGCGCCGTACTGGCGGCGGATGTGGCGGCGAACACTCTTCCACGTCGCCTCAACGGCGGCTTTCGTGATTTCGATGCGCGTGGCAACGCAGCGCAGAAAGGACAGGACCGGATAGGCACCCAGCAGGTAGGAGGCCGGGTCACGCAGAATGTCGAGCGGCAGTTCCTTACGGTTGGAGTTGCGGAACTGCGCCTCATAGCGCACCCACGGCGAACTCTTGTCGCCCTGCTCCCTGCCCTTCTCGTAGACGCGCAGCTGCTTTTCCGACTTCTTACCGCCGACGTAGAACGTCTTGCCGTCACCGCTGTCGTAGTCGTCCACCAGCTGCGCCTTGGGGCGCTGACCACGGTTGTCGAAGTCGCCATTGGCGTACCACTTCTGCGCCATACGCAATGGGTAGTCGCCCACCAGGTCATCAGCGCACACGTCGACACGGGTGATCCTTCCGGCGCAGCTTTCGAGCTTCGCTCGAAGCTCCAGCCACCGCTGCGCATGGCCGCAGCGCGCTGCGCCTATGGCCTTGCATCCATCACCCGTTAGCTCGATACGGGCGGTATACGTGCCATCGGCGCGGCGGCAATCTTCGCCGCCCAATTCGATCATGCCAACGAACTTCTTGGCTGCGTCGATGATCTTGATTCGCCACGTGTAGAAGCGACCGCCGCCCACGGTTTCATCAAGTTCAAGGCCGAGCCCGGCGAAGAACCAGCAGAACACCTGCAGGGCCGCGATGCGGGCGTTGTCCGGGGAGAACTCGATCCACTGGCGGACCTCTTCGAAGCTGTCGCCATCACGGAACGCGAGTTCGTCCAGCGCTGCGCGCAGATCGATGGAAGCGGAAAACCAGTCAATGCCGACCGTCAGGGTTCCCTCGGGGTTCCTGAATTCACTGACTCCCCTGTTAGACGAGGGGAGTCCTGCCCCGGCCAGCACCGCGCGATCACCGACCATTGCCCGGCCCCTTCTTGCGCAGCGCGAACACAACGGTCCAATACACGACCGTCACCAGCACGCCGCCGGCAGTCGCGACAACGAGCGGATCGCGGAGGAACTCAGCAATATCAGCGGCCATTGGAGCGATCCTTCCGCAGCTTCCATAGGCGACGAAGCGCCAGCCATGCCTGCTCGATGACGATGGAGACGATGGCTCCGCCGAGAACGAGCGCGAGAAAGACAGCGCATGCTGTGAGGCCCATGTCGAACTCGGCGAGCTCGGCGAATGAGGGATACCTGCTCATGCGGCGCGCTCCTGCTCTTCGGCGTAGCGAGCGGCGCCCAGCAAATCGCCGCGCTTGGTGGCTGCGATTTCGGCCTGATAGAGGGTTTCGTGATCAGGGGTCCAGCCGGTTGCTGCCAGCTCGGCGCGTGCCTGGGCTACGAAGATGGCTTCGCGGGACTGCTGCGAGGCGGTGTAGTCACGCCGGTCGAGCAGCCACGAAACGAGCTTTGCGCCGCCGATGGACACGGCCACGATGGCCGCCAGCAGCACGAAGGTAATGAGCGGATCGATCATCCCTGTTCCCCTACCCCAAGCCCCAAGAGAACCCGCCAGCGGCCTTGGGGTGCCGGTGGCGGGTGTGGTCCATCTGGACCACGCGGAGCATGTAATCTAAAAGGACCACACGTTGTCAACCAAGAGGACACCATGACCGCCGTAGGTGAACTGCTAGATGCCGCCCGCGAACGCACGGGAATCCCGTCTGACAACGCTTTGGCGGCGCGACTGGGAATTCAGAGGCAGCTGCTGTCGAAGGCCCGTGCGGGCGAAAAACCGATCTCTGATGAGCGAATTGCGCAGATTTGCGCCCTGGCGAAGCTCGATGGCCCGACTTGGATCGCCATGATCCATGCCGAGCGCGCCACCACGGCGACCGAACGCGCCCTGTGGCGGCTGATGCTGGACCGAATGGGCGCGGCGGCTGCGGTCGTCGCGCTGGTAGCGCTGTCGATGCCGGGCCTCGCAAACGCAAAAACCGCCCAAAATCAGGCGGTTAGCGGCGGCCTACTGACCCATTCTGTATATTATGTTACCAAGAGGTCTACCCATACGAACCCCAGCCAGTCCAGTCCTGGCCGCATGCTGCTCCCCTTCAAGTAA